TAGGTTGTGAATTTCATTTCCTGTTGGACAGGTGCTACATGATTTGTAGGCAATCCGCCAGGGGTGTTTTGCGACCAAATTTGGATGTAGTCTTCATCAGTAACATCGTGATAAAGATCCAAAGGGATGCTTGCGTTATCTTCAGAATTAAACTGAAGAGAACTAAAAAGATTACTAAGCGTAGGTGCTTGATTGATTACTTCGGCCAAAACTGGGCCAATGAAATCTCCGAGTGCGGCTTGCGCCTCAAAAGCAACTTCACGGTTCTTCGAGGCCATAGCTTTTACCAACTCGACCTGCTCTGGGGTTCTTTCGATTTTAACTTCCATTTTTTATTTTCCTTTCAATTATGCGAAAGATACCTTACAAAGGTATTTCGTTGGCGCAGAAGCGTCATTTACCGCTACGCACTTACCAAGCGTTCCGCTAGCGGAACCAGAAAGCTTTCCGTCTGCAGCACATTCCAATCCTTGCCCAACAGTAGGGGCAGTATCAAAAGCGCTAGCGTTAAGCAAAACTAATCCTCTAGTGAGAATTGGCGAAGCTTGACCGGGAAGCACAGCTTGAAGTTCATCTTTTTTCAATGGGTAACGAAGAAGGCTTTCCCCGTTTTCATCAAAAGCAAGAGTTTGCTTAAGAGTAATTCCGAGTGCTTCTACATCTTCTCCAGCGCCAGCGGCGCCCATTGTCATTTCTACTACAGGATAGGCATTAAAACCTACGTGAGGTTGCCCTTTAGCACCAAGATAATCTCTCAGGGCTCCTGTAACTTTTAAAGCGTCAGCAGAGGGGAGATCTCCAGGCAGCACGGCTGAAACAGCCTTTACTACTACTCCCGCATCATAAACGCCGCCAGTAGCTCCAGCCTTCCAACCTGCAAGGTCAGCACTGGTAACACTACTTGTGTCTAACGAGAAAAGGTTTATTACCTCGTGCTCGCTATAATCTCTATATGGTTCTATTCTTGTAGCCATTTTTTTCCTCTAAAATTTAAAACGTAACGGTAATTGAATCCCGAAAAGCTTTTGCAAATCTATCTTGCAAGGACTCTTCTGTTTCAATACTCTCTCCATTATTGTTAGGAATAACTGCTTCTCCAGCTTCAGCTTTATCAAGGCTTTCCTCAACTACATCACTAGCCACAGATTCTGTGGTTGATTCAGTAGCTTCACTTAAGCGTTTTTCAACTTCCGCTTGAATTCTGTTTTCCATTTCTTCAGCCAACTTAGCCAAATATTCTTTACTTTTTGATTTAAAAACCACAGCAAGTTTTTCTTGATAAGAAGAAAAATCTTCTTCTGCGAGAGAAAGAGCAGACACTTCTTCTGCTACGACCTTACGATCAGCGTCTTCAAGCTCATAAAGCTCTTCGATACAATTCATGCGTGCGTCAAAGGCGGCCTGTGCTTCGGATTGAAGTTTTTCTTCTTCAAGCTGATTAAGCTTTTCTTCGGTAGACTCCAATTTTGTTTGAAGTTCAGACAACGTTTTTGACAACTCGTCCTTCTGGGTTTCTGCTTCGGCTTGCTCAGCTTTCGCTTTTTCAATCTGCTCAACATAGTCCTCGCTTTTTTCACGAATAGCTTCATGAAAAACTTTAGTAATGTTAGCGATAGCTTCATCCGAAAAGTCTTTTGCAGCCGCCTTTTCAGAAAGGAGCTGTTCAATATCTTTTAGTAGTTCTTGCTTTTCCATAGTTTTTGAAAAATAGTTTTGTTCTTCTTGTATTACATGTTCATTATTTAAATGTGAACTTTTTTCTTTATCATTATAATCGTCCATAACATGCGATTCATCAATACTTTTTGAAATGTTTTTATTTTCTGCCTTCATTACGACGCCTTTTACGTCTGCAGCAGGGTTATTAGTAAAGCCAATTCCAAGCGGATAAATGTCCCCCTTGATTAGCCTACTAACTTTTCTACCGTCTTCAAGTTCTCCAGGGCCGCCAAAGGCTTTTAAATATTTACTCATTTCTTCCACTGAATCTTCATCTTGAATAATTTCCATAGAATCAATATCTCCATCTCCCACAGCTAGCGAATATTCATTAAAACCTATTTCCCAACTAGCGGAAATAGTTTGATAGTTTTCACTTGACTCGTCAGTAGAGTCTATTAAAGCGTCCGCAAATTCAGGTGCAACAGTTTTGTAAACAATCGCCCCCAGACATATATTAAAAGGAGATGTTAAATCGTCCGCGACTTCCAGGAATTCATTATCAGTTTTATATTCAGAAAAAGCCGCAGATATAATATGCCCAACAACCGCTTCTTTTTGATGCTCTATGTTGCAAGGTTTATGAATGAACCTACCTTTTATTTCTTTTGCAGAAGCCGTAGTAATTCCGTCTCCATTTTTATTAAATCTATTCACAACAGCAGCATTAAAAGCTACAGCCATAATGTCTATATTTTTTTCAAGATCAATTGATTCAGGAATCATCTTCTTCAATGGTTCGAGAGACGCACGGGAAATGCCCAAATCACTTAGCTCCGTAGATGCAAAAACATTAAAATCAAACTTGGTTGAGTATTTATAATTCTTCATTTTGTTATATTTATACACACTTCAACTCAAGGTGTGACATTACTTAATAAACATTGGCTCAAAAGTACTCTGGACTTCATTTAGATTTACTCCCATCATATCATTATATATCTTTATCCCCCAATTACCAAGAATTAATGCAGAATAGCTATCCTTTCTAGCTTTATCTGCGCCGCTCTGTCTTTTTAAATTATCTGGCAAATCAAACGTTTGAGTTCCCTGAGGAGAAGTTTTAATTTGAATTAATGCACATTGGCCTTTAGTCATTTCTATTATGTCATATTGATGTTCTACAAAATCAATCATTTTAGCCCTGTCAGTTTGTTTCTCTTCTGCGTCCGCAGTGCGCAGAAATTTAATTTTTTTAATTGGGATTTTTTTTTGCACTTGCTCCTTGTAAGAATCGTTAGTAGCACGACATCCAAACCAAAATCTTTTATGATCAAAATTTGCTTGCATTAATTCGTTTGCGAGACGAATCCAAGACGAAGTAGGTTTTCTTAGGTAGCAAATACGCTGGTCTTCTAAGTTATACTGAGTGCGCGCATCCCTTAGGTCTATATTGTAATCTTCAGGTTTATCAAAAGCAGAGCTTATGGTTTTTATTTTTTTATTTTGTTTTTTAAATATAGAACTTTCATTAACAGCGTTAATAAACTGAACTCCTCCGTTATAGTCTCCCACAATCAAAACAATATTAAAATTTTTTAATAAATAATCAAAATATTCGATATGCTGCTTTAAATTAGTGCCGCTCATAGCATAACCGTGGACCATGGTCCCTATCCTGTTTTCGTTCAGCTTAAATACAGACATAGCAAAATCATCTGAACTTTCTGATTCTGCCCAACTCGGGTCAAAAGCCAGGACGTACTTTTCGCCAGATTCGCCCTTCACTTCCACAGAAGGACTTTCTCCATCCTTAATGGAGCATGCAGCCATACGAGAAGTTTTAAAATAGCCGCTGCTATCATCAGTGAAAATTGCTCCAAATTCTCTCTCGAACTGACTTTGGCTCATCGTTGCCTTTGCTTGATTTATCAAGTTTTGATCGTATAATTGAGTTGGAGCGCAGTCATAGCTAAACTGCATAATTGTTCTATGGGCTTTATTATTTTGATTTTCGTTAAATATTAATTCCTCAAACTGGTTATAAAGCTTATACATATATTCAAATTTATAACTAGCCGAAGATAACATTATTAATTTATTGTTTGGCCACTCATACCGATCTTCTTCTAGCATTGAGCCCTCTGAAATTAATTTATTCTCTAAATTATATAAATCTTGACGTTGAGTAGGATTCTCTACAACAGAAAGAAATGGAACTATAACCTCGTTGTAGATTCTTTCTGGCATTAAGAGAAATTCATCAATAATAATTCTATGAAACCTAAAACCACGCAGTTTTTCTCCATCCCCAAGAGGTAATGCCCTAATCCGCGAAGTTCCAATCTCCATAAG